CAATTCCAGTTCGTTCTTCAAACATTTCTGCATATGCAGACGCTTGAATATAGTAGGACTCATTCCATTCATCATTGCGTTCTTTTCTCGAAGTTTTGAAATCAATAATAGATTTGACACCATTGTATTCTGCAATACAATCGACTCGTCCTGCCACTCTATATTTATCAGTATAGAGCCCACACTCTTGTGCAAGAATGTTATTCACTTTTTGCATAAGGACTGGTTTCATCTGACCAAATAATACATAAGGTAAAAAGTTCTTTTTATGAACTTCCTCATCAAAATTATTATTCAAAAAGTCCTCACACATATGGTGAACCTTAGTTCCCCTATGGGCGGCAGTTCTTGCAATATAATTTGCAACATCATCACCAACACTTTTTCTCCACTCCATAAGTCCTGCCATTTTACGTTTTTGTAAAACAGTAGTAATAGAGGGATATAGTTTTCCCTCTGGAGTCTGGTAAAACCTTTTACGGTTTATGTTCTTTGTTGATAACTCTGGAACACTCACTTCATCATGTTTAAACATTATGTAACCTCACTTTAATTTTGTAAATATACTCCTGCTAATCTTAACGCTTCGACTTCTGTTTCGTCAACTCGTCTTAACCAACCTTTTCCAAAAGTATCGAAAGTTTTTAACTTTCTATAGTATCTGCGTCTTGCATCTGAATACGCAACTACTAAATCTTCTTCACCTCGCATTGCAACCCACTCGTCTACTTGTCTAAGTGTATTAGGGCCAATGGCACCATCACTAGTAGCGCCGACAATAGTCTGGAGATACTTTGCGCCTCTCCCAGTACCAGCATTAACAGAAAAATCGAACACACACAAATCGACACCAGCAGGTAGCGAATCTGCCTTGACCCTATCCCAATAATTCTTTCTGTAAATCGGTGCAACATCTTCAAACTCCAAATCTTTCATGTCCTTTGAATGTAAGTCATTCTCCATAACCCAAGACTCATATACTCTTTTAGTAACACCAAGATTCGTTTCTCCGCCTGGGTCTTTAGGGTGATTTACATAACCGCCCTCATGGTGAAGAATCATTTCCAAACATTTATCGTAGTTTTCTTTCATCTACCTTGTCCTCTATATTTTTTATAACTTCTACGTTTGTGTTTATTCATTGTAGAAGAAATAGGTTTTCTTCCAATGGAAGTACCTTTCTTAACTGGTTCATGTACACTTACTTGTCTAAATATTTTTGGCATTAGGTTTCAATCCCTTTTTTTGTTTTCGCAATAAGATAACTGCGAACTAATCCAGACCGTACAATATCACCAATGTTAAACTCTATTGAGGATATCTCTTCCATATCATCTAAGATTTCCATGAAATGAACCATACCCTCTTTTTCGCCGTTCTGTTTTAAATCGGTTTGGAAAAAATCTCCAGAGAAAATAATCTTGGAGTCTTGTCCAACACGAGTCATAATTGTATCTAATTCATGAAAGTTTAAATTCTGACATTCATCAACTATAATAATACAATTATCTAATGTTATACCACGAAGAAATGAAGTTGTCAAGAACATAACTGAACCTTGTGCTTTTAGTCTATCATACAACATACTAAATGCTTGGTCAGATGGTTGTTCAAACATAAACTGCACCATATTCTGATATGGTACTTGGAACAACGCTGTCTTATCTTCTTCATCGCCAGGCAGGAAACCAATCTCTCTTGTAGGAACTGCACTTCTAACAATGTATACAGTTTCATAAGGTGTAGATGGGTCTAATGCTTCTTGTAATGCAAGGTACATTGAAACAAATGTCTTACCAGTTCCAGCAGCACCATGCAGAAATAAGTTTTTACCTTTTTTGTATTCTGAAAATACTAACTTCTGATTATCAGTAATCGGTTTGATTGTAACTAAATCATCAATTTTTAAGTCTTGTTTTTTCGCCATCACAATACTCCATGTTTTTTTAAGACTTGTCTTGTCTTTTGTTCTTTAATAGTTTTCTTACTATATTTATTACCCAATGGAGTATTAGGGTGTGCTTCTGCAATTCTAGATAGATTCTCTTTCCAACCGTCATCAGTTTTAATTCTATCACCAGTTCCAGATGCAGACATAGCAAATAGAGATGGAAGTTGCACAATGTCTGGGTTTTGTTCTAAAAACAAATCTTTACCATTCATAGTAAAGAATTCTTCAAACTCTTGACCAGTTTTTGTATCTTTAAAATTATATGTTGGCATTATGTCCTATACCTTTGTCTAAACTCTGGGCCAGATAATGGTGTATCCATTTGTTCTAACTCACTACTACTATATATCGGTGTTGTTTCTTCTTGTAATTTAGCGAGTTGTTCTTGGAGTTTAACAACTGTTTTTTGCAATGCATGAATTTCTCCTTGCATATCTGCAACAGTTTTTTTCCACATCTCTTCCCTTGATATAGTTTTCATGCGACTTCTTTCAAGTGTATTTTCTTGTCTAAGTTTCCAAAGTATCCAATCATAGTATCGTTCTGGCTCTGGGTCTTGAACCAAGTTGGTATCGGTCTGTTTTTCCATGTTGCGAAACTCCTTTTAGCAACCTTGTAGAAGTTACGATATGCTTGAACAGTATCGCCTTCAACCATACACTCTGGGAACATTTTCATTGCTTGAGGTACTGGTGTTGTATAACCTAGACTAGGCATATTCTTAGGTGGATTTCTGAATATCCACCAATTGTCTTTTGCACCATGTTCTTTCCCATACCTATATGTATATTCATCACAAATCAACTTGTAATATGTAAACATTAACATATAGTTTTCTGTACACTCCCTTAACCAAATATTGGTAGGGTGATTAACATGACCAGCAAGATATAAATCTCTATTCATCTTTCGGTCTGGGTGTTTCCACCTTTTAATTCTTGCACCATTTTTAGTCCTATCAATGTACAACTCACCATCAAGAACCCTATGTGCAGTACTCAACATCTGTTTGTACTCTGTAGGCATCTTGACAATGTGTTTATCGCAATGATACTCAATAGACTTAAATGGGTCTTCATCTAAGTAAAAAAAGTTCATAATGATTTTATCCTATCCAATGTTTCATATAGTTTTACTTCATCTGCATAACCGATTACATCATCAGTTATAGGTGTAGTATAACTCATTTCTCCATCAGAGTCAAGTACAGCGATTTCATATAATCCATTTTTACCACCATAAGAACCAGAGTGTTGTACTACAGATGCACCATACCCATTGTCGTATTTAAACAACCATTGGTCGCCATCATGTATCTTTTTCTTTTCTTGGAATCCGTCCATAACCATAAACTCATATTTGAATTTTTTCATTTCTCCCACCTATAAAAAATATGGTCTGCAATCTCAACTGTTTTAGTTTTTGTTTTTCTCCACTCTGGGTAAACATAATCAGCATGATAATGAGTTGCACCCTCTGTAAAATCTACAATTTGCATTTTATCGTAAACTAAATCTCTTGCAATATCAAGCAACCTTGCATATGTTGTAGGTTCTTTTGGGTCATCACTTTTACCATCACAGAACCAACTAAACTGGCAACGATTTCTAATAGGATAGAATACACCATTCTTTTTCCAAGACTCTCTTGTTGGGCCTTGTTCTACTACACCACAAATTGTACTAGGATATCTATCATCTTTAACCCTATTCATAACAACTAATGATACTGCAAACTGTCCAGCAAGACCTTGATTTCTTGCTTCATAATACATATTCTTTGCAAGGCAAGTCGCTTCCGTTTCTCTAAATGCATTGACCTCTGTAACATTTGCAGAGGTCGTTGCAATCATAAATGACATTGCGATTTCTTTAAGCATTCTTTTCCACCATGAAAGCGTCAAGATACTCTGGGTTTGACGTTTGTAGATTATAAACACTACCGAAATACTTTTCAAAAGTTCTCAGTAGATTGATATAATCTCCAGACTTCATTTCGTTCAAGATACTTGTTTGTTGTTCCTTTTCAAAACCACTTTTTTCCATTGTGGATTTTGCCATACCCAAGAGAACAAAAGCGTTTCCTTGAGGCCCATCTAAGTCAACAATTGTTGTGTTGGGTCTTTTCTTTAATGTAACTGTCATATCAACTCCCCATTACCAAATTTTAGTTCCATTTTCAGCAGACTTTTGCATTTCAAAAATCTCTGCCTGTTCTGTCATGAATTGGTCTTGCATCTCTGCATCAACCATACCCATGAAACTATTAGTCAAGTGCTTCCACTTATTCACAAGAAGATTTGCAGCCTTCTGCTTTTCTTCATCTGAAAGTCGTGCAAGTGACTCTACGAATTGTTCTGCTGTGATTTTCATACTGCTTCTCCATCAAGTGTTTCAAAACCCATACTAGCAACAACATATTTTTTGTTACCAATCAACATTTGGTCACCAACTGAAGTTGACCTAATACCAAGAGTACCACCCTTAGTATCACCAACAACAGTAACCTTGTCGTTACTATCGCCAGGCATCTTCAATGACCAACTATCCATAATATTTTGAGTCCACCTATATGCAAACTCCAACTTATCAATAGTTGACTCTGCATCATTAGGCACTTCTACAAATGCAACGGTTGATGGTTTGTCCTCAAACGCCGTATGTATAACTGCAACTTGTTCCATAATTTACTCCTCTTTCTGATTCTCTTAATACTACCATGTTTTGACAACAATGTCAAGTCTTATATAATATTGTTTTCCCAGACATCATCTGCAAGTTTCTTTTCCATTCTATATGCCTCTTTCTCCCAAGGCAAATCCCAATAGTTGGTATCCTCTGGAATCATTTTAGACTTCCATC